AATAGTTGAACATTGCCCCCAGAAACCTGCATACTGTAAGTTGTCAACGCATTTCCGAATACTGAGGTGCCAACTGCACTAAACTTTGCATCATCTAATGCCTGATTGATTTGAGCATTAAGTTGCATTGATTGACTGCTATTGCCCTCAGCATCAGCAGCGTACATATAAAGTTGACCCATTGTAAAAGTATTAGCGGGAGTTTCAAAGATAATCTGTCCGGGAGTGTCACCGTTAGTATATGTGCTGCTTGTGTTTACAGCAGTAGGAAAAAGGTTAGAGAAGTTATTATTGATCTTACCAAACGCTACTCTTAGCGGATCGCCTTCGCCATCGTTAGGTAGTGTACCAATATTAATAATTTCTTGGGTGGACATAGTAATCTTCCGTTGTTATCTAGTATTTATCATACTAGACTCAAGATTACTTTTTGGTAGCTTCTTCAAATATAGCTTTTTGCTTAGTATACCATTCATTCCAGCCTTCAACTTTGACTTTGCATTCATGGTATAGCACATAGTTTTCTACTACTATTTTAGTGAAGTCAGTAAGTGAGGCATCTTCGGCAACTTCTTTAAGGGCAGCACACTTTTCTAAGAGTGTTGCAGGAGCTTCTGGAAACTTAGGGGCGACCGGAACTGCTGTAATGGCACATCCGGACAGTAAAGCAAGCGGGAGAAGCATTAGTTTCTTCACTTCTTGTCTCCTTCAAGCTTACTAAGATCCATCGTAGCAGCAGCATTATGTGCGCGGATGACCTCAGAAGGAAGTGGACATTTGTTTTCGTATTTGACAACTTCACGGTCAACATATTCAGTGATGGTCTTGCCTTTTACTCGGACGACCTCGGTGTCTTTAACAATCTTCTCAACAATTTCGACGTTAGTTTTCTGTGATTTTGCTTCGGCTTTAGCTAACTTAGCTTCAAGTTTTGCTACTGCTAGAGCAGTGCTTTCTTTATACGCTAATGCACCTTGCAAGAATAGTCCCAGCACTAGTAAGATTGAAGATACAATCTTAATCATATATCCATATGTTTTAACAAACGGAATGCGTTGCACAAAGAATGCAATCAATAGACCTAATACGCCCAGCCCTAATACTGAGTGAATGATCCATACAGGAAGAAGTGTGAGTAGCCAGTAAATGTTCATAACGTTTTTATTTATCAAAAAACTTATGTATTTTATCTGCAATAGTTTCTACTTCACTATCGGTTAATTCAGGATAGATAGGAAGACTCAGTACGCCCCTAGACAATGCAATACTTGTGCTAATCATGTCTGGCTTCTTGATAATATCCTTAGCAATAGGTAGCTCACTTATTGCCTGAGGATAGTGTACCCGCGCTTCAATCTTGTTACTCTCTAAGAACGTATACAGTTCACCTCTTTCTGGAGTATAGATGACAAACTTTTGATCCGCATGTTTTTTAAAAGGTTCACTGAGACACCGAATCGGCAAATCCTCAAATCTATCCAAATAGTAATTTCGTATTTGTTCTCTGCGATTTTGCCAGCTATCAATGTAATTGGTTTTAACCATCAGATGGGCACACTCTAATTCACTCATCTTACTGTTAGTACCAGGATAGTAGTGATCCAGCTTGCCATTATTCTTCATAACCTTTGCCCAATCATATAGTGATTGGTCATTTGTTACAATTGCGCCGCCGTTACCACTGCTCGGTAAGTTCTTAGTAGGATCAAAGCTGATAGCCATAGCATCACCTATTTGATGTTGGTTTACTGATAGCCAATGTTGCGACCCATCTACAATTGTGTTAGAATAGAAATTGCGGTCTACGCTTGCACCACATAATCCTACATAGCAGGTGTATACATCGAAGCCATCTTCATAGTCATCGTCAAACTTGATTATTCCGTTGCTATCCGTATCGACTAGTTCTACATCCCATCCTGTACTAACAAATGCATTTAGTGTAGAAGGAGAACTTAGATTAGGAATACGAATACGAGGTGCGTCTTCTTCCCCTGCTAAAAATGTTAAATCATAGTGATACCCTGCAATAAATTCTAGTGCGTGGGTTCCGCTATGCGTTACTGTAGCAAATTTACACCCTGTGTAATTGCAAAGCCATGATTCTAGTGCAGCGGTAAAGGGACCATCAATCAACACCCCTTCTTTCAGAGCCTCGTGAGTTGTATCTAGCAACTCATCTTGCAGGTTATAGTATTGTCTTTTTAGACCGTGATGCGGAATTAGATAGCCACTCATAGTAGGCTTGAAATCCTCATCTATTATTCAAATAATATTCTGCTAATAGAATCATAGCTTTGGCGTGTTGTTCACTCTTAGGAAGGGGAATCATGTTGCCGCCAATCAACTCATCACGCTCTTTTAGAATAGGTTCAACGTGATGGTCAAAAACCTGTGTCATGGTATTGAAAAATCCTTTTCGTTCCAGTTCAGTCATTCCTGAATTAAGCGTGTACATACGATCATCTTCACTAATTGTGATTCCATAATCGTGTCTAACTGTTAGGCACATGTCGTTGATAAGTTGCAGGCGCCGCTGTTCTTTATTAGTCATATTTCAGCTTCCAATATACAAGTTGCTTAGGGGTTAGTGTAATTTCTACATGATAACTATATCCATAAGGAATCATGACTCGGTGCCAACTGGGAGTATCAGAACAGTTTTCCATTGCCCATTTACCTGCTTCACTATTCTGCCATTCCCAAAGAGGCTCGGCAGCATAGATGTCAGGGTCTTCAACATCTCCGAGGGTGAAGCTATGAGCAACAATTGTTTTCATACTGCCATATCAGCCTTAATAGTACCGTGACTCTGATAGTCAAATAACAGTATAGCATCCATTGAGAATTTGTCAATACTTTTTATTTCGGGGGTGAGGAAAAGGAGAGGAAGTGGGTATTCTTCTCTGCTCAATTGCTCTTTAACCTGCTCAATATGATTTGAATAGATATGCGTGTCGCCGGTTGAAATGATAAGTTCACCTACTTTAAGGTCACAAACCTGTGCAATCATGTGGGTAAGCAATGCATAACTAGCGATGTTGAAGGGTAGGCCAAGGAATACATCAACGCTACGCTGATACATGTGGCAGCTTAGTTTACCGTTGCTTACATAAAACTGTGCGAGAACGTGACAGGGAGGCAATGCCATCTGATCAAGTTCGTCAACATTCCATGCGGTAAGAATATGTCTACGACCGTTTGGGTCCTTCTTGATGCCTTCAATTAGATTTGAGAGTTGGTCAACTCCTCGCCAGTCTCTCCACTGTACACCATATACTCGTCCCAGATCCCTGTCGTATTTCGCTTTTGGCGTCCAATAAGCTGCTTGAGCGTTTCCTGTCCATATCGTGCTACGTTCAGTATCTCTGGATCCGTATAAAATTTCTGCAAGTCTTCTCTCATCTCCGCTCCCTTCAATAAACCACAGTAGTTCACTAACTACTGATTTCCATGCTAATTTTTTAGTTGTTACAGCGGGAAAGCCCGCTGTCAAGTCAAATCGCAATTGACGACCAAAGACACTTATAGTGCCGACGCCTGTTCGGTCATCTTTGACTTCGCCACTATTTAGTATGTCTTCAAGTAAATCGTGATATTGCTTCATTTTCTTTTCCAAATCTCATATGTATGGTCAGGAAACATTTCGCTGTAGGTCCTTACATAGTTATGCTCTATGTATAGCAAATCTATGAAGGTATCGCAAGCGTAATGGTCATATACTTTGGTTAGATGAATTTCATCTATCTCGTTCCAATATTGCTCAATTAATTTGGCGCCGCCAATAAGCCAAAATTCAACATCGTCTGGTCTGTTAAAATGAATCTCCGATGATCTAATGACATTGTGATGTTCCGCTTCTAGTGGTCTAGAAGATACGACAATGTTGACTCTTCCGGGTAATGGTTTCTTCGGCAGGCTATCCCAAGTGTTGCGTCCCATAATGACAGTTTGACCTTCAGTAAGACTCTTAAATCTTGGCAAATCGCCCTGGATATTAGTCCAGGGCAATCTGTTTTGATAGCCTATTCCCCCGTCGGGATCACATGCTAATATTAATTTCATAGTCCATTCAGTAATTTGTCTGTTTCTGGTTGCACTACGTCTGCAATGCTTTGAACATTAAGTAAAAATTCAATTCCGATAACTTCATCATCAAGGTCAATGATTTTTCTACTAATAATATCTTCAACATGATCCGGATCTAGTCCCTGATCTAACAATTTTTCGATGTTAATAGTACGTTGTCGTTTACCTTGAAGCCTAAGAATTATCTTTTTGATAAATTCAATTGGTACTTTTTGCTTGTCAACATCCTGTAATAAGTTTTCCCACTTCTGGATAAACTCGGGTGACATTCATTAATCCTTACTAAATTTAGGCAACTGATACAGTTTTCTTAGGACGCCCTCTTGTCTTCTTAGATGGAACTCCGACTGCGGTAGTAGCTGCTGCACTAGGTGCCAATGTTTCTGCTTGACTCAACATTCTTTCTGACTCTGCTAGCAGACCTTTAGCTTCTGCTGCCATTCTTAAAGCCTGTTGACGAAGGTTATTAGCAAGGGTAGTGTCACCTAACAAATCACCAGATGCATCGATTCCAGTCGGTGCCTGTTTATTTCCCGGAATAGTTTCGGGGGTGAATGCATCCTTGTCGCCGCGCATACGTCTTGCAACTGCCATTGGATCCTGCATACCCATCTGCTGATCCATTTCAGTCAACTTCTTGACTGCATCTTCACCCATCTTCATTTGGTCAAGAATCTTGTTAAGTTCATTCAACTTGATCATTGTGCCGGGTTGCGGGGTCATGACAATAAGTTCAGTTTGAACCTTCTTTAACATTCCTTCTGCGTGAAGCTTCTGTAGAATGATTTGACCATCTGTGGTGTAAGAGCGGTTAAGTGCAAGAGCGAGGTCTTCACTGTTTTGTCCAATATCACTTTCGATGCATGAAATCAATGGATCGTGGATACTGCGATTAAGAATTTCTGTGTACACGACTAATGCCATGTGTGGTTCGCCTGGAACTTCACGGAATACGACTGCAATCTTGCGGTCTCCATGCTTTCCGACGTGTCTCATAAAAGCCATTTGCTTTTCTCCTTAAGGTTTAGCAAAAGTATTTAATGAGGAAATAGTCGGCTAAAATATTTTATGACCAGCGTAAAATGAACATCATTAAGTGTTTTTCTTCACCGAACCAAAAGATATAGTCAGGATCATACTGATAACCCCAAACAGTTTGCATAGTACATGGATTATAGCCAGTGGCACCAAAGGTTTCGTAACACCACTTAGCCATTTCTTCCAATTCAGCAAACGAATACATGATTGGATTAGCGTAGTGTAGTGTTTCACTAAAGATATTGCTGTCTATCGTGCATGTAGCTATGCGGCGAGGAGTCGGTTCAAATCCAAAATCATCTATCCAAACGCTAGTAGCCCTAACCCCATGTAAGTTCATAAAACAATGCTTCCTTAGGGTCTTCAAATGCCGGAACTTGTTCCATAAAAGCATTTTCCAAAGCTACTATTGCGTATCTACCGGACAATTTCTCTTGAATCCAAATCGTAGATTCCGTGGTTAATCGGGTACCGGATACAACAAAGTGTTTAGGGGCAAAGTCTAATTCTCGGTTCATGAACCAAGTATGCAGATTGATATCTTCAATTGTCTTTATCATCACCGTACTTAATAATATATAGTGCTTCAAGCGCCTCTAGAGCATCCTTAAGCGTGGTATCGGTTTGTGACTTCTTTAGTATAGTCAGTAGCCGATTGGACCTCATGGCTGTCTGTTGACGTTCAATGATGAAAGGATCCTGTTTCACGATAAATCTCTTATCTGAACCAACTTCTCTAGCGTAAACGGTCTTTCCCCCGTCCGGAGACTCATATATGTAACGAGTCTCCGAAACGGGTTCTAGATCACTTCTTGCGATGGTCATCGTAGATTGCAAAAGTACCGAAGGGCGGGTTCGGATTCGGGTCACCGTGAATGACCCAAGTCGTATCACAGTAATCAGCATCACCCCACGAACCGAACGGATAACCGTCAGTGAAGACGATCAAGCGATTAGGAACACGACCAGCTTCCTTGAGGTCATCAAAGATGCAATCGAAGTCGGTACCACCACCGCCGTGCAATTCGTATTCTTCAATACGCTCCATGTTCTCGCTAGAGAATTCTTGAGTGTTGTAGCACTTAGTATCAAAGCTAGTGACACGGAGATTGTAGCCATCGAATGCATCCATCATGCCTGCAACTTCGCTAAGAAACTGCATACCCTGCTTGTTGCTGATGGAACCTGACATGTCGATATAGATATCAACATCGATTTCTTCACCAGGATTCATACCGGGCATGATAGCATCCATGTGCCACGAACGACGAGAAGGACGCATCCAAGTGTAATCAGACTTGATAGCAGAGGTCAGATTAGTCTGGATGAGTTCACGCCAGGGCATGACAGGGTCAGTCATTTGCTTGATTAAACGTTCGACACCTGCGGGCATCGAACCAGCTTCTGCCTGCTGTGCAGCATTTAGAATAGCCTGCTTAACTTCCTGACGCATAGCTTCACGCTCGGATTCGGACATCTTAGGACGACCCTTACCCTTACGGTCTTCATTGCCGTCACCATCTTCGCCATCGTCACCTTCACCATCAAGATGGTCATCAAGCATTTGGTCAAGAAGGTCATCAATGTTGATGTACTGAACGTTCTTCATCAAATCGTCATAGATATCTTCCGAAGTCCAACCCTCGTACTTCTTTTCATACAAGCAAGGAACCGTCGTGATGAACTCACCAACCTTGTGCTTCTTAAGGTCAGCGTTAACAGTGTAGTCGTTAGCGATGTTCCAGATTTCAGGGTCACGGTCAATACGACGACCAATGTGATCGTAAACAACGTGCATGACTTCGTGAGCGACGAGGAATTCAACTTCCTTCGGCTTGAGCATCATGATAAAGCGGCTGTTGTAATACAGCTTGAGACCGTCAGTAGCAGCAGTAGTCAACCAATCATCAGCATTGATAAGCTGGAGACGAGTAGCGAGGTTACCGAAGAAGGCGTGCTTTAGAAGCAGACCGATACGAGCGGTAATAAGACGCTCACGAGCATCATGGTCAACACGCGGGTCAGTAGGACCAACAAGATTTTCAAACTTCTTGCTACGTGAACGCTTTGAATTGCGCTTAGTAGGGGCAGTAATATTGGTCATAAAAACTCCGTTGCTTGATTATGTTTTGACTATAACAAACTTTTAGGATAATGTCAAGCCTAAATCGAAGGCTTATCACGATTTTCTGACATAGCAATAGCCAGCGCCTTAGCTTCGGCTGCCTTTTCGGCTACAGTCAATACTCGATTTTCATGCGCTTCCATCGCTGCCAAATCAGTTGCAGAAATACGAGATAGAATTTCTTCTCGGGCTGCGATATGCCGAGTAAGTTCTGACTGATACGGTTTGCCCATGTTAACGCTGACGGTCAATCCGTTGATGCGGAGCTGGCAATTACGAAGGTGCTGTTGCTCGGTGTTGTACTTAAAGATTGGCTTAGCCATAAAAGGATCCTTTGGACGAGACATAAAGAGGGTGGGGGAAGGCTGTCTCTAACCTTCCCCCAGGAGCCGCTGACTTAGTTGCCAGCTTCTACAATGTACTTACCGTACTTCTTGTAGAATTCATCGAAGTTGTTAAGCTGCGAGGGCTCAATCGGAAGCTTATACGTCTTGAGTGCAATCTTCGAACCCATAACGACCAACTCCGTTTCGAAGTTCTTCATCATGTAGTCGAAGAAGTTTGCACACATTTCGTGAAACTTCTTGTTATCAACACGCTTGTTGTCGATAGCATCCTTGAGTTCGTAGCACATAGAAATCGTGAGCGAGTACATCGCAGAGATTTCCTTGACGTTAAGTTCCTTGACCTTGCCTTCAAGAATGTCAGCAGGATTCGGCATCTTACCAGCAACCTTACGGTGTGCCATGAACTTCGTAGCAAGACCGTCACCGACTGCACCTGCAACAAGATTGAACAACGTATCGTTATCAACGTTGTCTTCATCAGTAAGCAAGTCGCTCACGAACGTCCACGAACGCGGAGTAGCGAATGCACGGCTCGAAGACTTAGCATCAAAGTCGTAGATGTCCTGCTTAGCGAACGAGAGATAACCAACAACATCCTTGTGAATGCCCTTGTTAACAGCCCAAATCTGCCAAGAGTTGAAGTCAGGACGCATTTCAATGTGAACGAAGCGGTTAGCAAGCGGCATCGGCATACGATACGTAACGCCCTTGTCGCTATCGCGGTTACCGGCAGCAACGATAACAACGTTATCAGGCAGCTTGTACTTACCAACACGACGGTTCAGAATAAGCTGATAACCAGCAGCCTGAACAGCAGGGGGAGCCGAGTTCATTTCGTCAAGGAAAAGAACAACAATCGGATACTGTGCAGCGAGTTCTTCGCTGGGAAGATCGACAGGCTCAGCCCAATCCATCTTACCGATTTCCTTATTGAAGTAAGGAATACCACGAATGTCAGTCGGTTCCATCTGCGCCATACGCAAATCAACCATGTAACCACCGAGTTCTTCGGTAATATCCTGAACGCATTCGGACTTGCCGATGCCGGGAGGGCCCCAAAGAAAGACAGGACGCTTTACCTTAAATGCAGTAAGCATCGCCTTGCGGGCCTGAATAGAAGTGATAGTGAGATTATCTGAAATCTGAGACATTTAATTAGCTCCTTAGTTTGAACGAATATAGAGAGTGTTTGCTTTCTTGCTCTCTATAGTCTTGTTATACGACATTGTGAGGGGATTGTCAACCACTTTTTCGCCTTAGTGGATATTTTTTTATGCCATGAGTTTTGCCATAAGGATAAGATGCTCAAGGTGCTTGATAGCTTTGACCAGGTCTTCCCTATGTGCGTCAACCTTACTGGTCTTGCGTGTCCGCCTAGCGTCAACTTCTAGACGGCTGAGTTGGGAATTCATTTCACCGATGTTGTTGCAGAGTTTCCTTAGGTCAGGATTATAGGGCAACCTATTCAACTGACGCCATAGATCCATGATGATATGCCTAGCTTCTAGTGCAGTGTTGAATGTTCTATCCATATTATCACACTACAGTAGTTTTGGGCATATGTCAACCGCTTTCTTTGGTTAGTCTAGCATCATCAGGGGAGAACGAGCCGCGATTGTACACTGACTTAACCTGATTAGGGCTGAACGCTACCCAAACTTGTCCGGACTTAGCGTTGCTATCGTTAGGGATTGACTCATTGATGATTGCTCCATCAAAGCCTAGCTTCTGTAAGTTGTCAATAAACTCTGCACCCTCGGGACCGTCAAACAGTTCCCAACGCTCAAGTTCGTAAAAGTGATTGTAGATTGAACGAAGGTCAATGTCATTGGCTTTGAATTCTTCTACCGTTTCTTCATCACTCAACATTCTTGAAAGTGCGTCATCACGCAAATCAATAGGTGATTGTATTGACAAGTGAACAGGAAGAACTCTGCCACCTTCTTTTACTCGCCCAGTGTTTGGATCTTCAATAAAACCCTCAGCGAACTTTGGGTCCACTGCGAAGAAGGAACCGTGACGTTCTACTTCATATGCCATACCCAATGCACTAGCGAAGCCTGTGCCATGTGTGTTGAATGTATCAAAGTCTTTGGTTGTAGCGTGATAGAATGTCTGTGGCTTGCCGTTCTGGACGCCCCAAGACTTAGCTAACCAATTGCCTAAACGCTTTTCTCTGTGCTGTTCATCGTAGCCCGGAAACATTTCTTCCTGTTGCTCACCTAAGAAAGTTTTAAACTCTCGCATTAGGTCTTCTGCTATCTTACCATCTGCTCGTGCTTGGGGAGGAATGCCTGCTCGTGAAGTCTTGAATCCAAATGCCTTAGCATTCTTTTTTATTGCGTCTGGCTTTACATCTACCGTGAGGGCAGTCTTGAAGCGAGGGTCGTTCTTTTCTTTTGCAGATGGAATATACCCTGATGCTTCATCTATCTTAGGATTCCATGCATCTGGATTCTTATATGGTTCAGGATTGTCAAACACTGCATAGATGACGGGATAGTCTTGATATCCAGCAAAGCCAACTTTAAGAGGCTTCTTGCCACCTTCTCGTCTCACAAAATCTCTGATGACTTCTTTATATACATCGTCGTAGCTTGCTAAGTGTTGCGGATTATCAGATGGTAGATTGCATCGTCTTTCTGCATCTTGCTGGCACTCATCAGTGAATCCTTCAAAGTGAACGTGGTACGGCCCAAGCTGCTCTACGCCAACATCATCAGGATTCAATGACTGTACGAAATCTTCTATTTCGCTTTCATATTGACTGTAATCTGAGGCTTCAAGCAGCTTGACCATTTCGTTATCATCGTCCGGATAAGCATAGTCAAATCCCATTCTGTCCCAAAACTCGTGAGTAGGACCATATCCAGCGTCACTTGCTACCAAACGAATCTTTTTAATATCTTTGGGAAGACTCTTTTCAAACTTCATATATTCTTGAGTGCCAAGACCTTTGCCTTTTTCAGGAACCTCAAAATAGTTAATCCAAATAGTATCACCCTGACGATGGGCGTCAATCTTGGCTTCTTTAAGTTTCTTGCCCTGCACGGCTGTGGTCTTGTTAGGCTCATCAGCTAATCCAGTTTTTGCTCTAGGCATAAACTTGTTGATTGATTTGAGAGTCAACGGGCCCAGCTTACCATCAAGGTCAAGGTTAGCGCCATACTTCTTATTCAAGTGTTTCTGAATCTTAAGTACTGCTGCCTTCTTGTCTTCTGTCTCGTTGACATTATATGTAGGGTCGGTCTTTTGACGCTTCATGCCCTTGGGCTGATTGGGGTCAACAGGATCAATGTCAGTTGTAGTGAGTCCGGTCTTTTCTAAATCTTGAATGTATTTGTGTTCAGTGTCTTCATCACCAAACGAAAGGATTGTGCTGGGAGGACCCTGACCAAAGTCATGCTTACCTAATCCTTTAAGATTGCTGATATGCTGTCCTAGCTTGTACCAGTCATACACATCACTTACATCTACCTTAACGGTACCCGCTGGCATTGTGGGCTTGAACTCAGGTCCAGGGGGAGGACCGTTTGGATCATAGTCTTCATTTGCATATTCGTCAATGCTTAATTTTTCAGTATGTAATTGCACTTTAAGGTCGTGTAGGGCTTGTACTAGCCCCTGCTTTCTAACAGCTTTGTACGCTAGATTCTCGGGACCAAACTCTCCGGCTTTATCTAATCCTGACTTGCGATAACGCTTGACAAGCGCAATAGTATCATTAACTCTTTTAGAATCTTTGGACTTAAGTGCAAGTTCAATTAGGTCGCCTAGCTTTTCATACTTTGCTTTAGTAGCAACTTCATCAAAGTTTGCTCTACGCTTTTTAGGAATACGAATCCACTTGTCATGAACAATACTGTATTCACCTAACGATTGAACCGGATTGTTGGTATCCTGCACATATAATTCTACGGGAACATCACGTACGGTGATGTCATGGGCATCATTGTAAAGTGTTTTCTTAGCAGTGAATAGTTCTTGGTAGACTTCGTTGTTTGGTAGTTCGTTGAAATCTACTAATACGTGTAAATCTAAGTCACTATGGGGAGTGTATGAGTACGCAGCGTTGCTTCCGCTTATTGTAACGTCTTTAACTTTGAGATTACTAATACCTAAATATTCTACAAAGTCTTCTGCAATCAACATTAATTGGTCACGAACCTCTGGATCAAGCTTTTCATCTTCCCAAAGTTTTGGGTTCAGTTCCTTGTGAAAGGATACTGCATCGCTTAATTTAAAGGATTCGAGTTCGTTAATGTCCATATTGTATTTATCGAATTGGTACTACCCATAGTACTAAATATTTGTATGATTCTTAGTGAAAATGACAAGTGGTTAGTGCTTTCTCCCGGAAGAACCGGAAGTAAAATCATAATAGATTGTCTATACAGTTCTTATCGTGAAGCTAATTTACCTATAGAATATCTCACGCCTCGTGAGGAGATAACAGAGATTCCTGCATTAGCTATAGGTCATTCACATTCTATCAATAGTTTATTACACCTCGATAAAAACGTTAGAGTGGTATTAAGTACTAGGGACATGGTAGAGTCTGCTCTTAGTTGGTGCATCTATCCTAAGATAGGAAAATTTCATCTATATCCGACTCATCATCAAGTTAGAATAGATGAGTTGCAAGAACATATTCCGTCTTTTCATCTTACTAAAGAAGACTTATATAGAAGGTACAGGCACATTAAAGCGTTTTACGATATTCTAGCTACTATGCCAATAAAGTTTACAGCGATCATAGACTATGAGAATATAAAGAATGACCCTGCCAAAGTATATGATATATTAGGTGTTACTAAACCATCTAGATACAAACAAATGGCTATAAAGAATCCAGGCACGTATGAGCAATGGATCACTAATTGGGATGAGATATCCGAGCTTATAGATAAACTAGAACGAAAACCCTTTAAAGATTTTCAAAAGTAAGATGCAGTCTAGGTTCTGTTCCTGCATTAATAAAAGTATGGGGAATGCCGTTGTGTACTACATAAGCTGAACCATCAGCAGGCATAGAAAAGGCCCTAGTGTCGTACACAAATCTACATCCTGGATTAGTAATAAGTGGAATATGCACACAGAATTTCCCAGTATCTATGTGCCAATTGTAACAGGTGTTTGGTAATACTATTCGATAGGTTACACTACTGAACTCTTGTAACTGCATTACTGAATCAATTACTTCGGATGTGTATGGCATCGAACTTACGTCCTCGTATACACTATTCTTTATAATATGAAACTTACGTTGGACAAGTACAGCGTTACCGTGATTGGTAACATCTTCCATCTTATCTTCATTGAGATTGTATTCTGCAATTAGTCGAGTAATATCGAATTTAAGATTCGGTTGTCGGTCAACAAATAATGTAGGCAGTAAAGACATGTGAATATTTATCGGGGGTAAGTTGGCGGATTCTGTTTCTAAGCTCCGCCGGGCTCACAGGATTATGCGGCTAGCGCAAGATCCACATTGTTGTCATTAGCTGCGACATTTACAGTTTTGGCTTATATGCGGCCAACCAATCAGTCTACTCTCACCTCTGCCTTGCAGTCGATCCTATTTCGCCCCCATCATAGACGCACTTGGTTGGACCTGATCCCAACTTCAATCTAGCTATTCTGCTAATGCAGAAGGAAGCTAAGTGATTTACCGGAGAGTATATCCCCTGCCTTTCCCCTTTCAGGCAAATGCGTCTATGGTGGAGGCGCCGGGTACCGCCCCCGGGTCCTGCACAAACATCAGATTGCATCAAACAACTGATAATCTATTTATATACGGTTTAGTCTACGTTGTCAAGACATTTGTTTGTACAAGATGACAAATCTTCAAGGCATGTGCCACAGCAATAATCATCTTGTAACAACCGAGCAATAAGTTCTTCCTTAGTACTGTATTGCGAATCTCTAATATCTCGGCAACTACAAACTACCATATTATACCGTACCTGGGTCTTTTCCTGCCCGAGTCAATTGATTTGCTCGTTCTTTAATCTGCTCTTGGGTAAGAACAGAACCTTGAAAATATTTTACCCAGCGGTCAAATCTTCCTATTTCGTGCTTGGCGGGCCGCTTCATTATTGATACCAGCAGTTACGACCAGCTACATAGGGATTGCCATAATAATCGTATTGAATGTTATCCTGACACACTTGCTGCGGCTGACGGCGATACTGCGGATACTCGTAACGCTCAACAACCTGACGATTGCGATTATTATTTGCAATAGCAGCACCCAAAATCAACGCACCAATACCGATAGCAACTGCTTCGCCGGTGTTGATTCGATTTTTGTTACGGTGATGCCTACCATGATAAGGGCTATTACGATTGCTATCTACGCCCCAACGATTATCATTGTGTCGTCCGTTGGCAACGGCCGGAGTAGAAACTGCAAGCATTGCAGCCATTGTAATAAGTGAAACAATCTTCTTCATAATCAGTCTCCTTTAGACTTAGTAAATTAAACCGTACGCAATACACCAAACTTCTAACGCAAGCTTATAGGTTAAAAAGGCTAACATTGCTATCAACGGAAATGACACTACAAATGCAGCCAGATAATCAACTTGTTTAACACTATTTTTCATACTGTACCTCTACTATACTTATCTTTTTTACCATTGTCAAGCGAAATAAATATCATAATGACAAATATCAATCTAGACAGTGCCCAAATCATCAAGTGGTTCAACATGATAAGAGATTTACCTGAACCCGAAAGGACACGAGGACTAGATGCGTTTTGGGACGGACAGGTTCATAGTAAGATTTGGTTGTCCGAAATACTCAACAAACACTGTGATAGCAGCATCCCCAGTAACATCTACATCTTCGGTGGTTGGTTAGGTGTGCTGGCTAACATATTATTTCAGAATAGCAAGTTTTATATTGATACAATCTACAACATCGATCTTGACCCGTGGTGCGAACCGAACAGCACAAAGCTCAATGAAACATATCACACCATGCAGAGGTATCAAGCGGAAACTGTTGACATGAAAGAGTATCGGTACAATGACACTGCTGATATAGTCATTAACACTAGCACCGAGCATGTGTCTCAGGAAACATATGACATTTGGTATGACAATATACCATCTGGTTCACTCGTAGTTGTTCAAGGAAACGATTTCTTTTCCTGCGATGAGCATGTTAGATGCAGTACGGACTTAGACGAATTCATAACTATGAATCGAGTCATCGACCCTATCTTTTCAGGTCAGTTGAAAACTAGCATGTACAATAGATTTATGTGCGTCTTTAAAAAATCTTAATACTTACTTTCAAATCTAGTCTTGAGCCAATCCCAATAATAGCTCTGTCGCAGTTGAGCTAGGTCACCGTTGACTTCATCATAGAATTCAAGACCGTCTAATGCACCCTTGATAGACCAGTCACCGTAGGTTCCTTTACCGATAGTAGTCCAGATATCAAGTCTCTGCTTAGCAACTTCGTCACCGTTCTCAGAATACTTCTTCAACTTGACCGCTTCTCTGAAGGCTGTTCTCCAAGTGCTGTGGTCATCAGTATCACCTACTACGATACCCGAATTCAATTCTACAGACATATGCGGGCTGTCTAGTGTGAAGTCTAAGCCAACACCCTTATTACCTAGAATCAGATTCTTGTTATACAATACCATTGATTGGTGACCATAGTATAAATCGTTCACTGGATTGAGGGCGTTGAAAATATAGTGCTTCGGCATCTGCATTCTGTCAGCTTGATAGTTCCAATCAAACTTCTTGTTAACAAACAGCTTAGCTGGCACACAGAAGAACCAAGGAGTTTCACTGCATTGAGCAGCAGCGTGTTTTGCTTCTGTTCTACCATTGATGCCATCAACTCGGTGAACCTTGTTAGTCAGACCCTGTGTTACTGCTAGCAGTTGCTCATAGTTTTGATCCGCTACTGTTTCACCGTTGCTTATGAACACAATATCAAGTGCCTTGCTCTTTGCGAGTTTAGGCATACGCTTGATATATGGGTATTCATAAAGTTCAGTTGTCACATGGTCTTTGGCTTCTACGGGAACAACAATTCTAGTTCCGCCGGTACTAGTAATCAATATGTTCTTTGACTCCGGAGACCACAGATTCATCGGTTCAACAACAGTATCCTCAATGTCTATGTTATCCCCTACAAGTATAGTTGCATACGGGAATCCTGTTACGTTCTTTATTGCTTCTACATGGGTGTCGTTACTAGTAACAATAACTGGCTCAGGTAAACGTTTTGCTTTAATAGCAGCGTTATAATTTACCTTGTGGAAGTCGTCAAGCTTTTCCATTTCTGAAATCAATTCACGAGCCTTGTTAACATCAATGAAGAATGTATCTCCGAACTTTTGCATACCGCTAGGGAAGACATGCAGTTGATCCTTAGCGTATGGGTCACAAATATACGAGAAATCAAAGTCGCTATAGTCACAAACACTAGAGCAAATCCAAACGTAATGTTCTTTCTTCTCTTGCTGCTTCTTGAGGATTTCTTTGAGAGTATCAAAGTAGCTAGTGTTGTAAGTAATAGTTGTTACGTTTCTTCCACCGGCTTTGCTATTAATAGTTTCTAGTACGGTTGATAATTCTGTATTGCCATGGTCAATGACAATAATATCATGAACACACTGAGTTGCGTTAGCCTTAATAGTCTTTACAAAGTTAAGATTTGATAGGTGTTCAATGATCTTAATGTATTTTGTATCTTCCGCAAACGTCTCGCGGTTAATCATGAATGTAGTACCCCAGTGTGACCACTGCGTACCAAATACATGGACCATGCTCATCTGCCAAGGGTTAGGATAGTATTCAAAATCAAAGTCGCTATAGTCTAGTTCACTGTTGAGTACCCAAAGCATTTCAGTTGTTGCACGATTAGTACAACGGTTAACAGTATCTACCCATGAGTTGAGATAGCGAGTCTTTTGAATTCTTGTACCATATTTCGCTTTTAGTGCTTCAAATCTTGCTGCTGATTCTCGATTACTTCTATCTACAAAGAACATATCAGGCTTAGCGAAGATTTTAGAAAGAGTACTTTCATCCAATTTCAATTCTTCTACGAACTTAAGACTAGTCTTACCTTCTGCATAGTGTTTGGCACTAATGAAATATGTTTGTGTAAGCTCTGATTCAGGAGAACCGAATACATGAACATAATCTAGTTCCCATGCTACTTCGACTGTGCCAGGGCGCCAGTCAAAATCAAAGGTAGAATAGTCGATGTTCTTTCTTGTAGCCCAGAAGATTTCATTAGGATGCTGTGCTACTAAATCATCTAATGTAGTTTCGATATGGTACTGATTAACTACGACGATAGTTGACTCTATTCTTTCTAGATACACAACTTCGCCGTTGTTGTTCGGAGTAATGTATCTAGGACCATCATCGTTATCAGTTTTAGTACCGAACTGATAGATATATGCAGGTGCATTAGGATGCGGTACCCATGAGAAGTCGAAGCTAGCGGTATCTACCCCTTCACTGATTTCCCAGTTCGCTCTATTAGGTTTCAATACAGCTTTGATATCTTCGATATACTTGTATTCAGTTGCACCTGGTACTACGTAGCGAGGACCGCCTCGATTATTCCATACTGTCGCAAACTCGTAGATATAGGGAGGATCATTTGGATTAGGTTCCCAGCTAAAATCAAATGCAGCTAGTGATAGGTCATCTGGTATTTCCCAGCAATTCATACTGGGTTTACGAATTGCTCGTTGTTCCATATATTTGTATTCAGTAGCGCCCGGGACGGATATTTGAACAGAGATTTTATCTTCTGGTTTATTCCACTGATTTCCCCATGCGTAGATGTAGGGCGGGCTATCTGGATCTGGAACCCAAGAATAATCTTCCAACTCAGCGTCTTCTAAATGTTCGTATAGACTTCTATTCCCTGCTAATTTTGCAGTGATGTTATGTACGTATTTTGTTTCCGGACCATTGGGCATATTATACATGATAGTTGGCATCTTGATTGCATCATACAATTCATTGCCGAACACATATGTATAAGGTGGCTCTCTTGGGTCTGGACGCCAAGTGAAGTCAAAGCTGTCAGGTAAAATCGTTTGTAAGATTTTCCATCTAGCTGATTCCGGCATCACCGGAACATCATTGCTCATATACTTAGGTTCAACTGCCCCTTCACAATGATACTCAAGAGTGGGGCGCAATTCTGCATCAATCCACTTGTTGCCCCATGTATAAATGTACGGTGGCGAAGTGGGATCAGGTCTCCAGCTGAAATCAAACTTACTCTTGTCTACTTCTTGAATCTCTAACCAGCGGCTCATATCTGGAAGCACTGTTACCCTAGCGTCCATGAACTTACGCTGAGTAGCACCATCAACATGTAATTCAACAGTAGGTTCTATCTCAGCACTATTCCATTGATTGCCCCATGTATAAATGTAAGGGGGTTCGTCCGGGTCTGGAGCCCAGGCGAAGTCAAAGCTATCATTGTCAATAGGAATCAGCACTCGAAACTTTTCAACGTTAGGAGCTAACTTAGCTTTAAGCGTGTCCATATACTTGACTTCCGGACCATCGGGCATGTTGTAGATAATTGTAGGCATCTTTACGGCATCGTATAACTCATTACCGAATACGTAAGTGAACGGAGGTTCTTTAGGATCAGGGCGCCAAGTGAAGTCAACACTGTTCATGTCTATCTTTTGAACTATCTTCCAGCGGTCCCATTCAGGAAGAACGGAAACTTGCTCATCCATATACTTTCTATCAGTTGCATTATCGCAGTGATATTCTAGTGTTGGGCGGTCTTGTGCTGCAATATGCTTGTTACCCCAGGTATAGATGTATGCAGGTTCTCTTGGATCTGGACGCCAAGTGAAGTCAAACTTATTTTTGTCTACTGCTTGTATTTCTACCCACTTATCCCATTCAGGAAGAACGGGAATATGTTCTGGCATATACTTAGTGTCAACTGCGTCCGGAGCATGATATGTCAGAGTAGGTTTTAGTTTTCCGTCTACCCACTTGTTACCCCAAACATAGATGAAGGGAGGATCCATCGGGTCTGGACGCCAGGACATATCAAACTTTGTTTTGTTAATCAAGTCGTGTTCGGTCCAGCAGTCACTATTAGGTAGCAATTCTGCAATGACGTTCATATACTTTTCGTTTGTAGCACCTTCTACATGATATTCTAGTACGTGCTTTAACTCTGCGGGAAAGAACTTGCATCCCCACTTGTATACATAGGCGGGGGCTGTGGGGTCAGGATGCCAACTAAAGTCAAACTTAGTCTCATCAATATTATCTAACAGCACCCAATTTGATGTCCGTTCATTTTTTCGTTTAACTGGATTTACATCGCCACGATAGATAATAATGTCGCTATATTCTTTTGGACATAGCCATGTACCAGAGTCTTTCTGATGTTGACTAGGCCATACATTATTGTGATCTTCTGCCCATACATCTTCGTCGGGTAATAGCTCAAAGTCAAAGTCCCAATCAAAGTTTCGGTAATCACAGAACTCATTGATAATCCAAAAGTCATGTGTAGTGGATTTTAATCTAGCGTCGGCTAGATTCTCTGCGAACTGTTCTCTAGGGTGAACATTGGGCTTACTGCCGTAGTAAAAAACGTCTCTTAGCATCTATTACTTATGAGCAGACTTTTACTCCGTAGAGTTTTTCAAATCTGTCAGCATCACGCCTATCATTGACCATTGGCTCACCACGAATGTTTAGTGAAGTATTGAGTAGCATAGGACAACCCGTTTCTTTGTACCAAGCTTCTAAGAGTTTTCTGATTCCCGATCCATCATTCGCAACAGTTTGAACACGAGAAGTGCCGTCATTATGAACGATAGCAGGAAATAAATCAGGATGCCTACAAGTAGCGATGACTTGCATATACCTACTGTCACTCCAATTGACAGGCATGTCAAAATAATCAGTAACCAGCTCCTCCAAAATAACAGGCGCAAACGGTCTAAATTGCTGTCTTCTTTTGATATCATTTACTTTATCCTTTATCTCAGGCCCGCGAGGGTCAGCAAGTAACGAACGATTACCTAACGCACGAGGTCCAAATTCAGCCCTGCCACTAGCAACGCCTACCATCTTATTAGTATACAACTCTTTTAGTATGTTGTCAACCGGGTATTCACCGTTGATTTCATGTCCTAAGAATGCATCAGTCCAGTTAATCTTCTTACCATAGCCTAATGCTGCTGCGCCGAGACTGTTCCCAGCGTCCCCGGGATTAGGCATAATCCAAATGTTTTGATAGTGCTTTCCGATTAATCTATTAGCAAGACAGTTGAGAGCAACGCCTCCACCATACACAAGATTTTCACTCTTCCCTAGCTTCTTAGCTTTCTTGATCACTATTTCAATTAGCTGTTCTACTACTTCTTGTGCGGATGCAGCAATATCCATTTCATCTGCATCTTTGAGGAAATTGTCATCTACCCCAATATGCAAGTTGTCCTTTAACGTGATGCCACCAAAGTTACTAAACAGTTTTTTCATTGATGCATTATATAAGGGTTCGCCGTACGCAGCCATACCCATTAGAATATATTCTTCATCTAGTGGACGTAAGCCCACTCGTGCTGTCATCGCAGAATAAAAAAGACCAATCGAGTCAGGATATCTACGTCCCCAAATCTTTTTATACGTTGCTTTACCTTCTTTATCATATGTTGCATCCCAAATACTAATCGTGTCTAGCTCACCGATAGCGTCAATGACTACTACGGTTGCGTCTTCATATGGACTTGTTTGAAATCCTGCCGCGGCGTGGCATAAATGATGATTGTGCGTCTTTACTTTACCTTGCTGAATGTGCTTAACACTTTCCATCATGCGTAGATTATGACTACCGATTATTTCATTGACGTTTAACGGACCAAGTTTTTGTCCTGCAAAGAACTGCCTAATAGCCTTGACGTAAGGGCGCTCATAGTAATGAACTTGAAAGTCATCATTGATATAGCCACGGGTATCTAACATAAGGTCAAAGCACAACTCACTGTCATGCTTCTTCATACTGTACCTCTCACTGTGCCCGGCAAAAAGTATATTTCCATTACCATCAATAACACTTAAAGCAGCGTCATGGAAGCCGCAACTAATTCCTACATAGTTCATATTATATCACTTGTAAATGAACGGATCTCGTTTCTTGAGTTCCTTGATACGCTTGCGGTATTGAATTTCTCTCTTTACTTTATTGTATAGATTCTTAACAAATTTAAACATTGTTTCTCTCTTTATTCTGTTAGTATGCCGGTAATCTGCAAAGAGTACCTAGGCTCTATTCCTATATTAGCAGCTATGTGGGGAGTAGTTCCATTCCACATAAACCAGTCACCAGCTTTCCAATTTACATACCCGGTGCCATCTATTTCTAAATAATGACCGGACTTCCAATCTTCAAGCATCAATACAGCACGGTGAACTTGGTCACTGACAACCTCGTTGATCCTGCAGTACGTACGGAAGTGGTCACTGTGCAATGGCATTATCTCTAATGTTTCCATTTTATAAAAGGTATACGTTTGTCTGTACAGTGAGAATTTATCTTTGAGTTGGTCTACCCATTGCGGCATTGGATTACTGTTATCATAGTCCCAACCAGTTAGGCTTTTTACATTGGATTCATGGTAACCAACTTCTTCCCAAGCCTTAAACTGCAAATCATCAAACCCTCTCTTTTTAGAGTAGGGTAGACTTTTGTAGCCGTCGTCCCAAAATCTATCTATGTGTCCTAGTTTAACTGTCATGTGTATATTTATTGCAGCAAATCACCCGCGTTCCAAATCTAGCGTGACACAGTGAAAGCATCCTCCCAGTGTCTTCGCATGTCTCATCGGCAACATTGCACAACTAATTTTATGCTTCTCAAGTTCTACTCTTAGGTTATGCTGATGTTCTTCTAGTATTACTAGGTTAGGATTTACTGATAGTAAGTTAATACTCAGCCAATTACTAGAATTACAATAGCCAGGATAGTGCCCGATATCAACTGGTTCAGGAGCCCAAATAATATCCCAATTGCGTAATACGTCTGGAAGTTGTTCTACTGATTTAATTCTAGACGGATTGAGCAGCATTAATCCTTCACGCAATAATGCAATAGTACTATCTAAATGAACATAACTATACACGTTTTCGATAGTATGAACTTTCTTTTTGTCTCCTACGATTTCTTGTAGGTACTTAGCACCCTTTTTATTGCCAGTGTTGCTTACTAGGTAAAACAAATCATCATTACAGCGTAGGATGTTAGCAGCATCAAATATAGGTTCATTTTCATACAGTGCTAACTTATTTGGATTACCTATACAACCAGTGTGATATACGTCACTGTGTTCAGGTTTAGGGGCAACTATCAATTTAGACAAGTCAAGAAATTGCTTTGACGCCCGCCATTCTTCTCGTCTATCAGATAGAGCCATCGGCGTAGCAAGAATAATATCATCGTGTACTAATAATGTATCTCTGGGACAAAAGTTATAATAATTTGGATCATCTGATAATGGACGAACTACGTGAACATGTTCTTCACGTAAAAAATTGCACAGGATTTCTAAATCTTCATTAGCTTCACTAATCACTTGTTCAGGGTATCTACCATGCTTCACAGTAAGATATTCTGAAAAGGTCATGTGAGCGTAATTAACTGTTCTTACGCTAATATTAGGTCCGGGTATTTTAGCATCATCTGCTATTCCTACAATGACACTCTTTAGCGGATCCCATTCATTCTTACTAAGCATTGAACACTTTCATTTTAGATAGGTCAGGGTAGTCTTGATATGACCACTTGCGAGGCTCTGTTACTTCTGCGGATGCAAAACGAAAGATACCTGTTTGAGCAATCTCAGGAGTCATATAGTAATGATATCCTAATGTGTCAATGTCTTGCTCAGCCCAAGGTAAATTATCTTCTCTGCCATCGTAACGCAGCTTTTTTAATGTAACATATTCGTCATAATTGTCAAGCAAAATCATACCGCCTCTGCCCAAATTCAAATGCTTCTTAAACTGAAAGCTGAGACACATTTTTGTACCGGGGATATAACCACTACGCTTCCAATATACAGCAGCATCAATGATATTTGTGTGTCCGATATAATAATAGTCTTCCCACTGCTCATCAGTGAATTGCCAGGGAATACCTAATTTTCTAAATGTCATCGGAATACTGAGATATGTTTGTTTAGGACAGTTAGAAAGAACTAAATCATTCTCCATGCGCAAACACAATTCAATTGCATGTGTGCAGCAGTCTACAGCAACAGCATATGGTGCTCCGTAATACGTAGCAATTAACTTCTCAAATGTATCTACAGTGTTATCCATGTAAAATCCTCACTATCTCTTGCGCGGTGCGCTCATGTATCTGTTCACCGAAATGTCCGCCCGGGCAAATAACATCTTGCCCTGAAAACTCTCTGACAATATCAACCATGTTAATATCGTATTTGAATTGCGAATATTCCATTAGCATCTTAAGATCAGGTCGGTCTTTAAGATGCTTTTCCACTATACGTGTTGTTACGTCTTCGCCTGTTGCAATCCAATACAGCTTTATATTGTTTACTTTACAAAAATCACTAATCAATACTACATTACGATAGAAATTAACTAGAGAGTGGTAGTTAGTCTCAAACAATATCTTGTAACGCCGGATGTTCTCAATGTCTTCATCGTGGTCGGCTTGTCTAAAAGTAGCAGATATAGATGCCCAATCAGTAATAAAGCCATGCATATCACTAATAGGAGGAAGGTTATTGGGTATTTCATGACGTTCCGGATAAGTAGTTCCGATAAATGCAACTAACTCTCTATCCGGGTCTTCCTGTTTAAGCGTATACAAATCAAGTAGTGTCTGTCTTGCGATGCGATCCATTGACGAACCGCCCATTCCCCTATTAATAATAGGTAAGCCGGTCATCATGTGTACTTTATTTGGATATGCTCTGTATAGTTCTGTCTGCACAAGTTCAGCTATAATATCCATACGAGTCTTGTTGGAAGGATGACCTGCATCATGTGAAGCATCTAACCAAACTTTACCTGTACGGAATTTGCTGCCATCACTAAAGTCTAATGGCCATGGTATGTAGCCCGGATAGCCTGGAAGCATATCATCTGCTAACTCAGTGCCAGCAACAAAACTATCCCCACTAAAGTATAATAGCATTTACCACTTTCCGGTACCAGACCATTCATAGTCAAACGTGAAGTCAACGGTCTCGTTTAATACTCTTTCCTCTGCAATCAGTGCCATGAACTGTTCGTGGTCTCTACCTTCGTCTCCCCAATCTTCGGGTTTGGCTAATTTTCTGGCTCTCTTAGCAGCATTAACTTGTTCTCTAGAATAATCTTGAGCAAAGAAAGGACTGCGCGGCAACATGGGGTCGCCCGGATCAACAATAGCAGGTGGCTGTACAAACTTAAACGTAGCCTTATAATTCCAATTGCCGTCATGGTCAATATTGAAATTGTGTGTTGCCCAATAGGGTCCTGCGTTACGTCCACCAAACTCCATCATATCAAGTTCTTCATCGTACTTAACAGACATATGGAAGCCGCCACGAGTACGCCAAATCATTCTGAATAGTACAAACATTTCGTTTACTAGACTATCAGCAAACGGACTAATGTTTGGCTTAATGATATCATAATCAAACTGTTCATATTCAATTTCTTTTTGAATAGTAGGGTCTAATAAATGCAACTTATAATGGAACATCGGAATGTTAGGACGTTGCGGAATAGTAATGGGATTCTCAGTAATTAAATTCTGTACGAAAATAAAGAAACTTTTCATACGATTCAGAATATGGAACTTACTTAGTCTAAAGTCTTTAGTGATGACACCATCTAGATACTTGTGATCTAAGATATTAAATCGTGCTGGATTCTGGCCTGCAACAGTATTCATACCAAGACCGAAGCCAAAGCCCGGACTAATATTAATAATGTTCATGTTTCTATTGCGCCACAAGAATGTCAACGTGTCTGCAAAGTCTTGATACTGCTCAGTGGGGAAGCCAACAATCCAGTTAGTAAATGCTCCGACGCCTACCTTTGCACCATCTCTGAAGTTCTGTTCCATCTCAGCAACAGTAACTTTCTTATCCATGTCATCAAGAACTTTCTGACTACCCGATTCAATACCGTAGTTAAGCATTGCACAGCCACTGTCGGCTAGCATTTGATAGAACTCTAAGTCCATACGACCGTCACAGCGACAATAGCCAGTCCAGTGAATCTTCATGCCGGCAGCAATAACTCCCTTGCAGAAGCCCATCAACTCACTGAGATTACCATTGACAAGACTGTCAATAAACCATACAACATCAGTACCCTTCTCATAGTAAAGATAGCGTAACTCAGTTAGAATGTCAAGCGCCTGACGTTGACGATACTTCCAGAAGTGTGTTTCTTCACAGAACGTACACTTAGCAACACAGCCGCGGCTTAGTTCACTGTTAACACCATTTGGAATCTGATATTCATTGAAGTCAAAGTGTGAGTAGTCTGGAGTTGGGAACCCGCTCAGATTAAGTCTTTCGCCTTCGGGCTGTTGCAAAATTTGCATCGTATCAAATTTAATACCCTTCTCTACATTATCTAGGATGTTAAGAATAATACCTTCACCTTCGCCGCGTACAATATAATCAAATGCTGGATTAATGTCTCGTAGTTCTTTGTGAGCATCACTGCCACCTAATACAAATACTGCATCGGGTAATACTTTCTTAAGTTCACTTGCCATCCAACTAGTAGGTTCATAGTTACAATAATAAGTTGTAAAGCCAATAACATCTGGAGCATATTCTACAATCTGTTTAATATAAGAAGTGAACAGTGGCTCTAGTCTCTCGTGCAAGTCTTCATGATAGTTGTGTCCTACCCATTTCCATTCACGAGCACCGTCCCATGGACTATAATCAAGTCCGCAGTTATTGTTTTCTTTCATATAGTTAAACGCTTTAACGTTTAAGTCAATGCATTTACTTTCATAGCCGGCACCTTTTGCTACCGCAGACAGTCTTGCCATGTTAAAGGGCGGGAACATAGTTGCCCATTCTGGCAACAATAACAATAGTAACTTAGTATTCTTAGTAGAGGGAATAATCTCTACTTCAGTAACACCCTTTTGCACTTTGTTTTTAACGTAAGGTGCAATAGCCTGAAGCATTGCTAGATGCTTTGAATCAGCGTCAGGCTCCATTGGTCTTGTTTCTGCTGGTTTAGCGTAGATGTTAAGTTCACTCATTGTTATTCTTTCCCAATGTTACTGCGTTTAGTGGTCCAGGTACTCTAGACATAAGAACTTGATAGTTGTGTTCCACTATTTCTTTAATGTTTTCTTGCCATTCAGTTAATTGTTCGGCAGTAAGACTACTTAATCTTTTAATTTCGTCAACAATCATTAATAGTCGTGTCTCAACGTCTACCATATCATCGTATGATTCATCAATGTAGGGATGAAATGTTCTATAACCATTGTGACGTAAGTGATCTAAACTGTTCGTCATGCCCATTATCAAGAAAGGATGTTTCATCATAATAGCATTGTAAGTCTTCTCTGTTAAGAACACAGTATTCAATTCATTCAGATGAGTATTGTTAAAGAAGTAGGTCTCAGCAACTACACTAAAATAGCTATTATCAAATAGTACTGCATCTTTAGGGTAAATGCCATTTGGATTATTTCCGTAGTCATCGAGCGTTAAGCACAGCGGAAGATTTGGTTGAAACTCTTTGATGTTAGTTAGAATAGTATTGGCGGTGTCTTCTGATAATCTATTCCTAATACAGATTTCAGAAATATCACTAATACAATATTCATTATCATAGAATGAATAGAATGCATCAGCTAACAAATCGTTTTCTATCACCAAGCCAAGCAGACAAGTACGGTGCCAGTGAGGGTTTCTATTTAGGCACAAGAACTTCTTTTCTCTAGGCCCAACAACATATGGCTTATTATGTTCTACTTTAACACTATGCTTTGCGACAAATTCAAATGTGTTAAGCACTACTATATTAATAGGGGAGTCCCAATTGTTATTTTCGCATAGCATCGCATGAAT